ACGATGGCATCGGTGGCCGCCTTGGTCTTCGTCGTCGTGTCCATCCAGATCAGCGCATCGATGTCGCACTCCGTGCCGTACCGCTTGCCCGGCACGTCGACCAGTCCGAGGCCGTGATCGAGCGCGAGCTCGAGCGCCACGATCAGGCACTGCAGACACTGGCTGTAGTACTGCTGCACCAGCGGTTCCGAGTTGGCGTAGGGCGGCTGGTGGCTCGAATCGATCAGCGCCGCCGGCACGTGATAGCAGCTGCAGATCTGCTCGACCGTCCATTTCAACTGCTCGATGAGCTGCGCATCGACCGCGTTGACCGTCATCGCCTGATAGGTGATGCCATTGGGCAGGATGGCCACCTTGCCCGCGTTCGTGCCCGTATATTTCTCGGTCCATTCCGTGTGCATCCGAGTGGCTTGCTCTTGGTTGAGCTGCCCGGGCACCAGCAGCACCCCGCCCGGGCTCGAGCCGTTGGCGAAGAAATTCGTCGAGTTCTCCTGAATCTTCAGCCCCTGCAGGGCCACCATCCCGCACGCATAGATCGGCGTCACGCCGACCAACGGATGGAAGAGCGGCACCATCAGGTCATGGATGATTTCGCGCGCCGGCACGGTCACCGTGTCTTCGACGCCGGCCAGCGGGCTGGTCGTCAGCTCGTAGTAGACGGCGCCGTCGGGGGTGACCAGCGGTCGCACCTGGGCGGGGTCGAGCACGTAGAGCGCCACGACCACGCCCCGCTCGTCGCGCTGTTTCAGGACGTAGGTATTGCCAGTGGTGAGCTTCGAGACCAGCCACTGCTCGAGAAACTTGTTGATCGTCTGATAGCGGTTTGGCTTCGCCAGGACCGGGGAAAACGCCGGACTCCAGATCTCGGTCCAGATGCCGGCGTCGTCCTGCTCGACCAGGCGGACCGGCAATTTGCCGATGTCCTGGGCGATCAGCGTCGTGCAGGCGTAGACCGCGGCATACGCCAGCACCGAGGGCGCGGCGATCTCCTGGTTCTGCTGCCAGGCCCCGGGAAACGGCTCGCGGACGATCGGCCACCAGCCGCCCGACCCCCGCACCGGCACGGGCGCGCCCGTCGGGGTCAGCCCCCGACCCCGCGCCCGCGTCACGTCGAACCCCAGGAAGCGCACGGCCTCAGACGGTGTAGGCCGCGTCGGTGAGGTAGTAGACGGCGCTGGTGCGCGCGCGCTGCCAGTTGATCATCCGCTCAGCGCGCAGGCCGACCAGGTTGTCCTGCCAGAACGAGCGCAGCACCGGCCCGACCGCATTGGCCGGATCGGAATCCATGACCACGGACGCCTCGCGCGACACGTCGATCGAGACGCCGCCCTCGTCGGCGTAGAGGATGTCCGGCCCCGAGAGGCCGATGACATTGGCCCCGGCCGTGTTCGAGGCGATGATCTTGATCCCTTCCGCCGAGCCCCCGCCGACGCCCATTGACGGAAAGACCTTATTGCCCATCGCGTCCCGTTTCATGCCCATCGCGAGCGCGTTCTTCTCGCTCATGATCAGCGTGATCGTCGAGAGCGGATAGCCGGCCGTGCTGAAGTGATTGAGGATCGTGCCGAGGTCCGTCGACGCATTGTCACTCGACGCGGCCGTGCCCGCGCCGTTGGTGATCGACGCCGGGCTGACGTTCGCCACCACCGCGACCGCCGGGTCAATGAATTGCGAATCCAGGAACTGGGCGATCCCCCCGATCATGTCGCCCCGGACGATGGTCTCGGCGTCGGGGCTCGAGAGCTTCGCGAGCTCCTCAGTAATGACGATGATCCCGGCCGCCTTGCTGAACTGGATCGCGGTCGTGGTCAGCGCGAGTTTCGTCACGGGCTTTGGCGCCCCCTGCCCGACCCACCCGTAGGTGCCGCCGCCGGTCTGCAGCGGGACTTGCGTATTGAACGGCACCTTGCGCAGGTTGCTGATCTTGCCCAGGATGGTCTCCGGGCGCAGCAGCGCGAGAAACTCGTTCTGGGCGTTCTGGATCTGCACCAGCACGCCCGCCCAGGCCGGCGTCGTCGTGTCGCCGGGCGCGACGGCCGCCTTGACCATCAACTCGACTTCGGGCGTGCTGTCGCGCCAGCGCCGGGCGTTCTCCATGGCGCGCAGGCTGTCGCCCTTCGCCTGGAGCATCGCCATGGCGTAGCGCACGAACGCCGTGCCCTTCTCGACGTTCGCCTTGACCGAGACGACCGGCAGCCCGTGGCGCTCGGTCGCAATCGGCGCGGCCTGGCCGCGGTTCAGGGTCTCCAGCTCGCGCAGGCGCCCGAGGTCGGCGTCGATCGACTTGACCTGAGCGGAATAGTCGCTGTATTTCGCGGCGTCGGCGTCCGCGAGGGTCGTCAGCGTGTCGCCGTCCTCCATCAGGGCGGCCATTTTCGCGATCAGGTCGGTGCGCGTCGTCTCGCGCGCGGCAATGCGTTCGGCAAAGGTCTGCATGGGTCGGGTCTCGGGAGACAGGCCCGCAACGCCGGGCAGGGGATGGCCGAGCGCGGCCGATTTGATGTTCAGGATCGTGGCTTCGACGTTCATGGGGATGGTCACGGCCGACAGTTCCGCCCACAACCACCGCTTGATATGCAGGCCGCTGGACGGATTGCGCGGATTGCGCGGTTCCGCCTCAAGCGGCTTGAACCCGATCGACAGGCCGCGCACCAGCCGCGCCTTGACGCTCTGCCACGCGTGGTCGAGCGTGTCGCGCAGCGCGCCGGGCTCCTCGACCTGGGCGAATCGGGCCGTGACGCGAATGCCGGCCGCATCGACGTGCGCGGCGATGACTTCCCCGACCGGACAGCGGTGATCGTGTTGCCACAGCAGCGGCATCGGCAACGTGAACGATGCGCCGGTCGGATCGATTACATCGCCGCCGCGGTCGGCCGTCGGCGTCGTGGCGATGCCCTCGATCTCGCGCGTCGCCACGTCGATGCGTTTGACCTCGAGCGCGGCAAAAGCCCGGGTGAGCATGGGATCGCGCGGCACTGTACGCGCATCCCCGCGATCGGCGTGAATTTAAGGTGGTAAATACCGCCGCCCGGTGAGTATGCGCCGGATGTGTTCAGGGACCGAGCAGCGCGCTTTGGCCGCCCGCAGCCAGATCGCCGCGTACTCCTTCGACGGCAACCGGAAGGAGACATCGACCGAGGGATCGGTCGGATCCAGCGGGCGCCGACCGGGCTTGCGCTTCACGGCGCCCCCCCAAACACGTAGATCCCATAGTCGGGTGCCGCCGGCGTCGCGGCCAGGCGGTCCCGCCGGTCGAGCGCCAGGATCAACGCCACCACCAAGTCGATGCGATCGCTCGAGAGCGCCTTCGACGGCTTCAGGTTCCCCGCCGCGTCGCTCTCGACCGCGACGCGGTCCATCTGCGCGTGCAGCACCGGGTGCCCGTCGTGCCGCAACGTCCGCGACAGGATGGCGGCCTCGAGCGATTTCGTCGGCGCGCTCAACGCCGCGAACCCCTGCCGGATCGGCACGCAGACAAACCCGTCGTGCGTCGCGAGCCGCGTCACCAGGTCGGTCGCATTCCACGGGTCGTAGGCCACTTCGCGCACGTCGCTCTCCGCCGCCCAGGCGCGCAGCTCGGTGCGCACCCGCTCGTAGTCGACGACATTGCCCGGCGTCGCGATTAGCTGCCCGCGCCGCGCCCATTCGTCATAGGGCAGGCGTTCCCGCGTGACGCGCTCGCGCAGCTTGGCCTCCGGCACAAAGCACGCCACCCGCACGTCGAAGCCCGGGCCGTGGGCGTCGGGATACACGCCGACCAGCGCCGTCGTGTCCGTCGTGGCCGACAAGTCGAGGCCGACGTAACACGGCCGGCGCGCATACGCGACCGGCGGCCCCGCACATGCCTCCCACGCGGCCATCGGGATCCAGCGCGACGCCTGCTCCGTCCACTGGTTCAGATACAGCCGCCGAAAACTGTTCTCCTGCGCCGGGATGGCCTGCGCCCGCTGGCACATGCTGCGCATCTCCTCGAGCGAGCGGAAGTCGCCGAGCGCGGGATTCGCCACCCGCCACGTCTTCTCGAGGCGCCAGTTCGCCTCCGCCGGCGCTTCATAAATCACCGGCAGGAACGTCGGGTCGATCGTGGGGTCCGCCAGGACCCGCTGCCCGTGCGCGTAGAGCTCATGGAGAATCGAGGTCCGGTCGACCCCCGCCGTCGAGATCGCCATCATCAGCGGCTGGGCCCGCGCGCCCTGACTGGTCGCCAGCACGTCCCACAACTCCCGCGTCGGGGCCGCGTGCAGTTCGTCGTAGATCACCACGGACGCATTGAACCCGTGCTTGCTGTACGCCTCGGCGCTGATGGCCCGATAGATACTGCCGCTCGCCCGATGGACGATGCGCTTCTGCGAATCGATGATGTCGACCTGCGCGCCGAGCGTCGGATCGTTGCGAATCATCTGCGCCGCGACGTGGAACACCAGCGCTGCCTGGTCGCGATCCGCGGCGGCGCTGTACACTTCGCCCCCGACCTCCCCGTCCCAGAGCAGAAAGTAAACCGCCAGCGCCGCCGCCAGTTCCGTCTTGCCGTTCTTCCGCGGCAGCATCAACAGCACGGTGCGGTACTGCCGCCGCCCGTCGCGGCGCTGCGTGAACAGCCGCCGCACAATCCGCACTTGCCACGGGCGCAACCGAAACGGCTCGCGCGCGTGCGGCCCTTTCGTGTGCGTCAGCGTGTTGATGTAGGTGATGGCGCGCGTCGCCTGCCGCCGGTGAATCACCGGGGGTGCCGGCGGGGTGACGACAAAGTCGGGCGGGAGTGGCCCGTGGATCGCCGGGCGGTACGTCCCGTGTGCGACGTGGTCTGCGAGGGATTTCTTTTTCCGACCGCGCGTCGCCATGCCGCCGCCACCTCGTCAGTCCGCGATTCGGCTGGGGATGGTCCGCGCGTCGGCTCGGGCCTTCGCGCGCCGCTTTCGGCCGGTGGTGCGTCCGCCTCGTTGGAGCTTCGGCCGCCGGTCGGCGCGTTGGCGTTCGTACGCATCGAGGCGTGCGCGTACCTCCTCGAGCTGTGCGTCCGTCGCCTGCTGCCGGGCGTCGGCCGCCTGCAGCCGCGCGTTCGTCTCCTGTAGCTGTGCGTTCACGTACGCGACGAACGTCTCCAAATCCTTAACAAATCCGCAAAAGTTGCGCGTGCCA